CTTGGTGTCTTGTAGTTGGATGTCGTCTATAGCTTTGTAAAATGCTCCAGACCATAAAGCTACCCTGGCATCATTCATTATGAATGGCTCCGCCTCTAACAAGGCTCCGTAGAGATAAAGGTCAGGGGCATTCGTAATGACCCAGTTAGTGGTTGCGCTTGCGCTAAGAGGATCGAACTTCCTGTAGTAGTCCATCTCCATTTCGTATACAGACGATGGGGAAGGTCCTAAGAAAAGGTCGTTGGCCATTATGGTGTAGGCTCTAGGAATCCCAACGTCACTGCCTGCCCATATCCGGTTCATTATTTCTGGTGTTACATAGGACAGTGCTATCTTTGGGTCCCGGTTGATCCTGAAGGATCTCATTTGAAGATAGTTAGTAGGGAGGTTGTAGTTTCTCTGGTCCTTGACTGTGTTGGCAGTGTATAGACCCTCCATAGCCCGTATACGAAGGGCACGGTTAAACCGGGCCTCCGCCAAAGTTATGAATTCAGGGATACGATCTGTCAGATCATCCCTGTTTAGCCAGTTTGCTACAGCAGTCTGAAGTTCAGCGTATGTTGAAATAGCCATTTAATTTCCCTTAATGTAAGGCCTACTACAGCAACCTGACGCACTACCGGCTTAATTCAGTAACGTAGACTGTGGAAGTGCTGGCAGAGGTTATGGCAGCGCACAGAGACTCGGAACTGACCCCAAACAGGTAGGGTGTGTCTTGAGTTATGAATACTGAAGATGTGGTAGCAGTGGGTTCACCCCCAAATGCTATAAAGCAGTCATCAGTAGCTGTGAGCATCACAACAGTAACTTGGTCGCTAAACGCTGAAGTTCTGGTCGCACCACTTGTAGTGGTGGCAGACAAGGTGTGCGTTACCCCTGGTTTGAAAACATTACTAACGTCAATCATATCTTTTACCTTATAGGTTAGTTGGGGCTACTTTGAAATACTTATAGTCTGGGTTATTCAAGTAAGCTGCCAGTAGTTTTGTGTCCTTTTCTATGGCCCCGTTGGTGTCCTGCATCCACTTTTCCCACACAGTGATTGGGATGGAGGCGGTGTGATGCCATTCCCCCCTCTTCCCGAGGGAGAGTTTGTCACCGTACGCATTCATCTTCGCCTTGTTCTCTTCCAGCATAGGACCAACGTCCTGGACGGTATTAAAGGTAATTGTTTTATCTACCTCATCGAAGTGCATGTCGGTTCTACGGACCTTGTCCTTGTCGAGAACAAATGTTTCAGATGCCATATATCTTTCTCCCAAACCCGGAACCTCTACCTTCCTTGACACCCTCTTCTAACCACTCTTGGGTGTTTTGTGGTCCGGTCTTAGGTTTCTTGGCTTGTATCTTTTTTCTCTTCGCCTCTACTTCCTTTGCTATTTTTTCTAGTTCTTCCATGTTAAGTTGGGGGTGAGTTACCCCACCCCCTTCTCTTAATTACGCCTGAACAGATGCCAGGATACCGCTTGATTTTTCGTTCTTTGAAATCAGACCGAATTCAGCCAACAGGAGTTGTTTGATTGAGTCTCCCGTTTTCGCTAGATCAACAGTCTGGAAAGGACGGAGCCATGCAACACTCCAATAATCCATATCCAAGAAGAAAACATTACCAGCATTATCGCCTGGACCATCTGTAGCAAGGTTCCGATCTGGGACGATTCTGAACGTGCCAAAATCGCTGACATAGACGTCCACTGCGTTTACAGCGGTTGCCTGACCAGATGTGGAAGCGGCTACCCGTAGCGGATAACCAGGACCTGCATTGGATGATAGACCTGAGATGGCCTGCTTGACGTTAGACGGGCACAGGATCAAATCCGGACTCCCACCAGAGTCGTAGCACTGCTTGATAACGACCTTGATGTTAGCTTCCGTGATAGCAGCCCTACCTGCAGCATTTACCATTGCAGTCGTACCCAGACTACCAGCGGAGGCAGAACCACCTGTCCCACCATCCGTATGGTTAGAAGCTAACCAAGCCGGGATACCAGCACTAACTCTTGCTGTGGTTGCATCGCCTGCTACTTGAGCAACATTGTTGGTCAACATGAATTCCATGTCTCTCTTCATGCGCTTTCCATTTTTGGCGATTTGGTAGGCTTGATTTCGGCCATGACCTGCATAGTCCATGACCTGATCGGTGCCTGACGTTTGATTGACGTACTGACTTATCTGTGTGCGATTTCCCAACAACACTGGACTAACCCTGGCATTGGCGGCAATGTTGTCATCGCCTTCAATTTTCCGGTTAGCTGCACCTGCACCAATTGTATCTGTCTGCCATTGAAAGTAGACATTATCAACACTGGTTTTGCTACAGCCACTAAGAAAGGGTGTATCCATTGGGGCGATGTTGTAAATCACATCAGACACTTCCTCACGAATCTTCGATGAGGAGAAAGTCAGAGATGTGTTTTCGGCAATTGCCATTTAATTATCTCCCTTTAGAGGTTATTCATCAGCCCCTCCAATACAGACACAGCGTCATCGACGTGCCCTGTCTTGCGGAGCCTCTGCATTTTTGTAGTACGTTTCTGCGTTGTTTCTCTAGCCTTGTCTCTACCGGTTCCGGCACGAACCACTCGGGGTTTATTCTTTAACTTCTTCCCCTTGACGTCAGTTTTCTGAAGCCGGTCGTAAAGGTATGCTTTACGGAGCATCAGGAGTGAACGGTGGTCCACTAGAGCATCAATTTCTTCCTTGGAAAAACCACTATCGGTTGCATAGGACTTGAGGTCTTTCGCCAGAGTCTTTTGTTTTTCTGGCTCTCCCCATTCAGGGAGTACGTCTACCAGGGCCTTGAATTCCCTCTGCACCATCTCTTGATGTTGCTTCTGGTTATCGGCCATGGAAATCTGCTGTACTCTCTGTTGTTCCTGCTGTACCCGGTTAAAGTTATCCTGGGCTTCACGGTACTCTTCTTTCTTGGTTACGTACTCAATAGGGTCCTCATTTTTCATTTGTTCCCAGTTGACATCGTTCCATTGTCCAAGAGCACCCATTTGATTCTCCATGAGTTGCTGAAGTGCTTGAACGTACTGCGTTCGTTCTTGCTGAATCTGGTTGTATTCGCCGACCATCTGTTCTTTAGCGGTCTCGAATTCCTTACGGTGTTCTGCAAGTTCTTGTGATTTTCGAGTGTAACTACTCTGACGGGAATAACCTTTTGTAAGTTCTTCGAGGGTAACTTCCTGTTCTTCACCGTCTATCTTGACGGCGTACAGGAGGTCCTCTTGGTCTTCTTCAGGTTCTTCCCCCTCTTCGGATTCTTCTTCTTCCTCAGATTCCTCTTCCGGTTCTTCGTCTTGAGTTTCCTCAGTAGACTCTTCCTCTTCAGTGGCTTCTACTTCCTCAGTCTCTTCCTCTTGTGTGATGAGACCTAGAAGTGCTTTCTCTGCTTCTACAACTGATCCTTCTGTGTTTTCAAGTGGGGCTGGTTGCGTATCCACGATTTCTCCTTAAATATATGGGTGTTGCTTATCCATGATTCGAGCCATTTCGCCTGTTTCTACAATAGACGATAGATGGACCTCGATCCTGTCAAGCAGTCTTAAAGCCAGCCAGATAGATTCTCTGGCATCTACATCATGGACAGTGGAACCATTCCACTGACCGGTTAGGTTTTCACGGAGGACCTTAAAGGCCTCCACGAAAAGATCGTTCTTTAAGAGGAGCTTTGCGTCCTCTTCTCTTGAGCCGTTTAGTTTCAAGTCTTTTTCCGTTTGTGAGGTTTCAGGCCGGTACTTGCTACGCAAGTGGCCCAGGGGTTTACCTTTTTCTTGGATTTACGATTCTTAGCCTTTACCTTGCGGACACAGGCTTCAAGTTTTTTAGGCATTAGGTATCGCCTATGGCTACAGCCCTCTGTTGCTGTTGTTCCATCTCCAGTTCAGCGACATCAAGTTGTGCCTGTACGGCAGCCTTCTGCGCTTCGAGTTGGACTTTCTGTTTCTTGACCTCTACGTCAGCGGCCTTGATCTCAAGTTCCTTCTGCTTGATCTCCATCTCCATCTGCTGCTGCTGTTCCTGAGGTGAAGGGCCTTCCTGCTCTGGGGGTGGTTCAGTGAGGAAATCACTGACGTTCATAAAGCCCATGGTCTTGACCAGGGCAGCGCCCATGTTGTAAAGGTTCCGCTCGTTGATGATCTTCAAACCACCGGCCATTGACTGGGAGGCGAACTGAATCATCTGGGACAGGTGCATCATCTGCTGGTCCTTGTTACCTGTTCCTAAGCCAACGGAGACCGTGCAGTCGGCCTTGTCCTTCCAGGCATCAGGCCTGACTTCAATCCAGGTGTCTCTCAGGAGAACGACAGTCTCATAGTCGTGGTTCTTCTGAAGTAGTTCATAGATCACCCTCATCAGTTCCTTGACACCAGTCTCTGCAAAGTTACGTGCAATGAGTTCTACCCTTGACTGGGCAGCCGTCATGACCTGGTTAACTGCTGATGCAGTGGTGTGGGACTGGAGGGCGTTGTCATTCAGACCACCAGAGTACCGGGTAACACCGGCCCTCGACTCCCTGACGGAATCAAGGTACTCAAGCATCTGGAATGAGTAGGGTTCTAAGGCTGGTGTGGCTAACGGCATTACTGCGTTTGGACTCTTGACCCGGACCACACCACCTGGGCGTTGTGTCAGCAAATCATCCAGGTTAGCTTGTCCTTCCAGGACTGCGTACCGACCGTAGTTCTGGTTGTACATGTTGTCCATGAGGTTACGCATCAGAGTGCTCTTCATCAACTGAAGGTCTTCAACAAGATCAGCTACGGACAGACCGAAGAACTTGTGCGGTATCTTTATGGGAGTCACAGAGACAAAGGGAATACGATCCACTTCATCGTTAGCTAAGACTGTGCTCCCGACGGTGCAGACCTTCCTTAGTTCTGCAATACCGTCCCCGTTATAGTCGACCCTCAAAAAACTTTCGTGCAGCCAGTACTCACGGATAGTCCCGTCACCCATGCCGATGGCACCGTCCATCCCGAAGTTCCAGGAGTCGTCAAACTCATACCTGGAGCGCATCTCTCCCTGAGAGATCGGGTAGTCATCATCACCAGTCGTAAGGTCTTCAGGGTCTACGTCGTACCCCATTTCCCTTAGATCTGATAAGGTTTTCCTTACTCGGTGACAGACAAACCTGGCATCCTGTATGGTTTTAGATTCCCGTGAAATCAGGAACTCATCAGGTGGGACATTCTCTATCCTGATCTGGCCCTTCTTATTCCTACGGGTAATGACAACGTCGTGGTAAGGAACCGGACCATCGTCATAGGCAGTGTGCTCTAAGACCTCGACCTCTTCCTTTACAACGAGAGCCTCCAGTTCTACGTCTGAGAGGCCTATGTATTCTTCCCTGTTCCATTCCTCTGTCTCATCCCACCAGACCTTTACGATGCCGTTCTTCTGGAGGAGTGCGTCGGAGAACCAGGTGTAGAGGATCTCCCAGCCAGGGTTTAATCGAGTGAATACGTAATTGACATAGTCTGTGGCCTGTTCAGCCATCTCATAGTCATCAGGGGTCTGAGGGTTGAACTTGACCATCTCATCCCCAGAACCAAAGACCCTCATCAGGGAGGGCTTTATCCATTCAATGGTATCGGAAACTGTCGAGTCTACGTACTGGCTTCTTCCCTCTACTTCGTTACCGAAGGGAAGACCATAGTAGTACTCCATGGCAACCTCTCTCTGTCTGGAGAGTTCGTCACCACCATAGCCGAGGGACTCTGTCAGTTCGTCCTTTATTCTCGATACGAGATCTTCCTCTGATAGTTTCTCTCCAGAGAATCTCTTCTTCTTTGTATATTCAGCCAATTAACTTTTCTCCAAAGATATCGTCGGCCAGTTCTGTGCCGAGTTGAGTGGCTCCCATAGGTAGTACAGAGGCCAGGGGCACCTTACCGTTGATCCAATCTTTTAGTATCTGGTCCGGGGTTTTTCCGTGCTTGGTAGCCGTTTTCTTTATGGCCTCTTCAAACAGAATAAGAAGAGGACGGCTTTCTCCCCCCATAAAATCAACCCAGCCTGCTGCTTGGGTTTGTCCTGTTGTGAGACCCTTCTTCTCTGCAATGTCTTTTAGGACTTTTTCAGGGTAAGCATAAACAAGTTTATCGGGAGACATTCTCTCTACCCCACCTGTTAGCAAACGATTCATGTGTAGATCCACAGTTCCAGGCATAAGGTTCCCGGAAATGTTATGAGCGAAGCCACTTGCTTTTGGACTCTCCATTCCTGCCTTTGTACTTAGTAGTCCGTAGTTGTATGGGTGATCGAATAGCCTTCTCAAAAGAGGCTGGTGTAGATTTATGTCTTTATGATGCCCATACCCCGGAGGCTGGTTTTGCGCCCACTTCCTTAGCGCATCCTGGGGACCCTTTGACTTCGGGTTGTGCAGGAGGTGATAAAAGTAAGAGGCTCTTTTTACATTAGATGGGACCCTTGACCCTGGGCTGGTCGCCCCAATAAGTTGGACGAACTCAAGAAATCTCTGGTTGCCTACCTTTGGCCCTAATTCCTCTAGGAATCTGTAGCGTAGCGGCTCCATGTCATACCACTCAAAACCACCCTTGGATAAACCCCTGTCTATGTGGGCTATACTCTTCTTTATATTCGCAGGTGTA